AGAACTTCTGGCCGTGTCCCGTGAGTCCCGAAACGCCGTCCCACTCCGCAAGTCCCACGACTTAAGAGCTCTGATCACCTGGGCAGCTGGCCATCCTTCTCTGGGAAGAGGGGCGTGAGTCCCGTCCCGTGCAGAAGCCCCCATTTCCCACGATTATTTGAACTTGACAGGAGCTGGCCAGGCGTAGCAGCTTGAACCGGGTGATCCCGTCCCGTTCTCCCACCCCCATTTCCCAACGCTTATTGAACTATCCTGCATCCCAGGGGGCCAGCTGGGCACTGGCGCTGCCTCCTGAAGCGTGGTACGATTCGCTTGGGTGTGGGATTTGGTTTAATTCATTTTCCTTTCTCGTCCCACGCCCCCGTTCCGAAAGGAACAGGGGCTTGCCTGTTGGACAAAGAAGGATCTGGCCAGCAGCGCAGGACTCTCCTGACGAAAGCTTCGAAAAAAATTCTTCTTGACATTTATCCCATCAAGTCTTATCTAAAAGGTTAACTAACATAGGAGAAAAAAATGAATACAATATTACCTGAACTAATCTTTGCAGCAGCCGTGTTTGCAATACTCTTCAAGACAGGAGTGCTTATATGGTAAAGAAGTTCATCATGAAGGATCCGTTGGAATCCGAAGAAGCCAAATGGGAGGAGAGTCAGAACGTTATGTGGTCCTGTCCACATCATGGTAAGGAAACTTACTTCAATATCAAAAAGCTAGAGCGACAGCGAAAGATGCGTGAGTACGTATACGTATGGTTTCACGACGATGAGGATGGTGATGAAAAGATGTGGGTGCGCATCACCAATGGTACGAGATCTAGGGGACAAGGGGTGCTAGACAATCAGCCTGTAAAGCTCAGTTACCTGAAGCTCGGTGACATCATTCGATTTAAGACAGACGATGATGGCATCACTTGGGCAAAGACAGGATAACAGTGCTATGGTTGATAGCCCTCGTAACACCGCTAATCTTTTATCCGCGCCTAGCAGGATGGAGCTACATCCTCCTGCTGGTGATGCTGATCCGTGGCTGCACAGGGATTACCTGAGCCCACGCCCACACCGTCCCGTGTCGACCGGTTCCCTGGAGATTGAACCGAAGGTTACCAGACTGGCGTGCCAGGCACGGCTGCTTCGGGAGAGGGGTACGCCCACACCCCACGTCTTTCCTCGTTTATTTGAGGTATAAGGACTTGCAACAGGAGCTGGGATCTGGCAGCTGGCCAGAGATTGCTGGAAAAGGTCGCCCCCACGCCCACGCAGTGTGTGTTTTACGAGGCAAATGATAGAACTAGAAGAGCCCAGTGCCAGGCAGCAGCGGTTCAGGACTGACGAAGTTCATAAAAATTTTTACTTGCAAGGAGTGATGGGATTTGATAAGAGAGAGGTGGGTGGTTTGTCAGTAAAAGTAATGTACATTTGAAATCTTTCCACCCTTAACTAACTAACTAAGGAGAAACAAAATGGGCTTTGATTTATATAGTCTAGGAAATCACAAAAACGAAAACGGCGAATACTTCAGAAATAATGTTTGGGGTTGGCGACGACTTGCTGACTTTGTTTGCGAAAAGACAGGAGTTGTTGAAGAAAATGACAAGAGAGAATGGCAATCAAATGGTGGGCATGTTGTTAGCGAAGAAACTGCATTTCAAATTGCCAAACAACTAAAAGCTTTGATTAAGGACGGCACAGTTTCAAAAGTAATCAAAGAAGTAGAAGAAGAAACAGAAAAAGCTGAAAAGAATAACAAGTTCGTGCAAGAGTGCCACGATATGTTGGCAAAGAAAGTTGAGAAAGAAACAGGCAAGAGCAATTTAGCACCTGCTGACTATCCAGAGAAAGATCATGATACTTGGAGTTGGATACAATCAAAATATGATTATGCAAGTTCCTATCCATTTACAATGGAAAATGTAGAGGAGTTTATAAAATTCTGCGAAGATTCACGAGGGTTTAGAATTTGCTAACCTGCAAAGGCGTGGGCATTAGCCCACGCCCACGCCCACGCCGTCGGCGTTTGTTTAGTTTAAACTAAACACAGGTAAGCTGCCCAGCACCAGTATCCAAAACAAATTTTAAAATTGGACAATGTAATGATATTTATACCTTTAATACTATTGATATTAATAATAATTATTTTGAATTTTTTTGTTGATTAATCTTTTTATAGTCTTATTATAATGGGATAACAATTAACTTATAGAAAGGAAAAATGTTATGAGCAATCTAAAAAAAGTCACTAGACTTATTAAGAAAGCTACAAAAAAAGAACAACAAGATTTAGTGAATTATCACTATTCTGTTGAACAAGTAAAACAACAAAAGAAAGCGAATGACTTAATAAAACCTAGTCATGTTGAGTTGTTTGAAACTTTAAAAACTAATCTAATCATTTTTAATAAAGTTGATAGTGTTGAGGGTTTTGCTCAACTTATCAAAAGAAAAATGAAAAGGTTTGATGTTGCGAAGTTTAAAGAAAAATATCCTAAAATGTATGAGGATTTTTTGGTTGAAATGGACACAACAGAAATTAAAATAAAAGTTCAAGAGAAAGGAATATAATATGAGTAATCTTGTTAAAATAATAAATGACGCAATAGTTGAGAATAAAAATAACTCAAATGAAGTTGAACAAGCAAGTACAAGTTCAAGTTCAACAACTCTTAACTATCAATTCATGTATAAACAATTAGAAAGTGCTGTTGAGGAAATTATTATTCAGTACCCTAATGACCCAATCGTGAACGAGTTAAAACAAAAGTTAGTCAATAACTTAAAACCAATATTGGAAGTTTTAACAAACAATCCTAATCAAGACTTTAATCAATAAGTTCTACACCTGTACCCGAGCAATCGGGTACAGGTTGCTACCTTCTCCACCATCAGTTCTACCTTCACCACCTAGAAAGAGGTACCAAATCTAGTTTGGACATATAAACTAAACACAACATCTTGTCGCCACGCACAAGTTTCGGTTGTATTGACAAATGCTGGCTAAAAACTCGGTTTCATAGATGTAGTGACTATATTTTTAATATGAGATATATTAAAAAGGGGACTCAATGCAAAAAGAATTATTAACAAATGAACAGCTTAGATTAGCAGTAGAAAAGACTTGGATCGAACATATAAAGTTGTGCCAAGATAATTTTTTATATTTTGTAAAAGAAGTATGGCCAGATTTCATATGTAGATTGGATCCTAATCCTAAAAGGTGGGGGCACCATCAACACATAGCATCTGAGTTTACAAAAATTTCTAGAAGAAAAAAAGGAAGGCTCATTATCAATATGCCTCCTAGGCATACTAAATCAGAATTTGCATCTTTCTTGTTTCCTGCTTGGATGATAGGGAAGTATCCTCATTTGAAAATAATGCAGGTTTCACACAACGCAGAATTATCATCAAGGTTCGGTTCTAAGGTTCGTAACCTAATGGAGCAGAAGGAGTATAAAAATATATTTGGAGATGTTAAACTCCGAGAAGATAGTAAGGCAAAAGGCCGATGGGAGACCAATCATGGTGGGGAATACTTTGCAGCGGGTGTAGGCGGTTCTATCACAGGACGAGGGGCGGACTTACTTATTATTGATGATCCACATACTGAACAAGACGCTTTGTCTGAATCAGCCATGGAACGTGCGTATGATTGGTACACTTCTGGACCAAGACAGCGTTTACAACCTGGTGGTTCGATAGTCGTGGTTATGACGAGATGGGCAGAGGACGACCTGACAGGAAGATTAATCAAGGCTCAAAAAGAACCGAAAGCTGATAAGTGGAACGTAATATCATTTCCTGCGATTCTCGAATCAGGGAACCCAGTATGGCCTGAGTATTGGGAACTAGAAGAATTAGAAAAAGTAAAAGCATCCTTACCTATTCGAAATTGGTCTGCTCAATATATGCAGAACCCTACTTCAGAAGAAGGAGCTATTCTTAAAAGAGAATGGTGGCGACCATGGGAACATGAACACATACCAAAATTACAACATGTCATACAATCCTATGATACTGCATTTAGTGCAAAAGAAACTGCAGACTATTCAGCCATAACCACATGGGGTGTCTTCTTTCCAGAAGAAGATGGTAAACCTGCAATGATTTTACTAGATGCACTTAAAGGTAAATATGACTTTCCTGAACTAAAAGTAATCGCATTAGAGCAGTATAAATATTGGGAACCCGAAACAGTAATCATAGAACAAAAGGCATCAGGTGAACCTCTTACACAAGAGTTTAGAAGAATGGGTATTCCTGTAACTCCTTTTGTACCATCAAGGGGAAAAGATAAGCATTCTAGGGTAAATGCTTGTGCTCCTGTATTTGAGAGCGGTGGTATTTATTTTCCTCCAGATGAAAAATTTGCAGAAGAAGTTATTGAAGAATGTGCTTCATTTCCTCACGGAGCTAATGACGACTATGTCGACAGTACTACACAGGCCGTGTTAAGATATCGTCAGGGTAACTTCATAGAAATGAGAGATGACTATGAAGAAGAATTATACAAAGTTCCGAAGGAGTATAAGTATTACTAATGGCTGGATTGAAAGAATTAATTGATATGGAATCAATCGAGGATCAACCAACCTCGTCTGTTCCAAGAAACAAATCAGATTACACAGAACCTTATGATCCTAGTATGGCTAGAGGTTTAGCTGGGATCGCGGTCGCTGGTGCGGGAGCCTTTGCTCTAAGGAACCCTATCGGAAGAGTCATACAAAAAATTGCAAGTATCAAATTACCCAAGGCTCCTGCTCCACGAACCAGTGTTAAAGACCAAGTAGATGAAGTTTTAGAGATAGCTCCAACTAAAATAGAAAGAGGTAAAGCTCTTACAGTTGCACAAAATAAACCTCAAGATGAAATAAGACAGATTGCAATTGCAAGATCAAACGAATTAAAAAAACTTGCTTACAATAATCCTTTAACAAGAGGTGGTAAAACAAATAGAATTGGATCATCACTTTGGGATTACATTGCACGACACCCTATAGCAGGTGCAAGAAAAGCAGAGGAGTGGATTAAAGATTTTAAATCAACAGGTCCAGGTTCTTTTAAAACAGGTAATCCAGAGTTTAAAAATATAAATCAAGCAGTTAAGAAAGATGAACTGTGGGATTCAAACTTAGTTCAGTTCGATAAAGATGGTAAAGTCATAGGTGGTTTTTTAAAAGTAGCTGCAGAGAAAAAAATACCTCTTACAAAAATGGATTTACTTTACATCGTAGAAAAGGCTCCTGTAAATAATTTAAAGGTAAGAAAACTTACAACTGATACAAAGATAGTTGATGAAGCAGAGGATGTTGCAAACGAAGCAATCAATCATATAAATAAAATTAGAGACAAAGCTGTTCAAATGTCTGCTAATCTTCCAGCGAATGAATCTGAAAAGTTTGCTGAGTTAGTTACATTGGGAAATGGTGTTGCAAAAAATTTAAGAAGAAAAACAGGTCGTTTAAATAATCACTATAGAAGTGCAGATACTTCTGACTATGATAGTTTTGAATCAGATGTATTTGGGCAAGATGTTGCAGATTTAAAAGCTTTGTTTGATAGAGCTAGAAACGCAGGTGTCACTACAGGTGATGACACTTTAGCTTTTTTAGATAAATTTAAAAGAATTGATACTGATCTTGGAAGAAGATTACAATTAATGAAAACTCAACAGATGTTACCTAAATATGGAAACTATGATGAGTATAGAGTTAAAGGTGGTGATAAGTATTTTGAGCATGTAGTGTATTACCCAAAACCATTACCAATGGGTCAAAGATTAGGAAGTCAATTTCAAAAACACTACACATCAGAATATGGTTCAACTAAAGCAGTTCCTAATCAGATATATCACATGCGAGGTTCAATACGAACGGGTGGTACAAATCAAAATCAAAAAGTTATGATGATCGATGAAATTCAATCAGACTATCATCAAGCACTTAGAAAAAAAGATCCAAAAAGAGCAACAGTCGTAAATGCATTTGGAAGTGAAATAGAATTTTTTTCTGCTAATAGAAAACTAGAAAAAATTATAGATGAGATGAAAAATATTTCTAATAAAGGTATTAGAGCTACACCAGAAGATATGCAAAGATTTAATAAATTGAATAGTGATTTTAGAGAACTGAGAGCTAACTCAATGAACTTATCTAATATTACTTCTCAAAAAGCAAACGAGGGAATTCCTTTTTTACCTTTGTATGGAAAAGAAAACTATGGTTCACATGCAATTAAAAATGCTATCAAGACTGCAGCGGATGAAGGAGTTGATTGGGTTGCTATTGCACCTGTTGAACAATTACACCATGCAAAAAGAACAAAGTATCTTGGTGACATAGAATTTTATGGGAACAGATTTGGTACAGCTGGATTTAAAAATTATGGTGGAAGACAAGGAGTTGTAAGAAAAAATGCAAACGATTCTGAGGTTGCAATTGAAGGAAATACAGATCCTAAAAAAATGGCTACACTCCCTAATGCTATGAAAAAAATAGCTCAACAATATGGATCTGAAGTAAAAACAATACCCATAGCTAAATCAGATCCTAGCAAGCCTTTTAAGGTGGTTACTAAAGTAGATAATGAAAAAAAATATTTTGGTTTAAATCCTGACTCATCAGGAACTCAACATATAGGTGCCTTTAAAACTTTAGAAGAAGCAGAGGATTATAAAAGCAGATATGGTGGTACGGTAGTTAAAATGTTTGATGGAGATGTTAGATTATACTTTGATGCTTTTGCTATAAAGGTCAGCCCAGACATGAAAACTAAGCCTTTCAAGGCATATCAGACTGGTGGTCTAGTCGTAAATATATTTGCGTGATATTATAAATCTGTTATAACAAAAAGGAGATATATATCATGGCGAGCAAAAAAATAAAAAAAGCCCTTATGGCAGGAGTTCTCGGACTTGCTGGAGCAAAAGCTCTTAAACAAGCAGGAGAGATGAAACAATTCCTAGCTACTGAAGGTGGGGACAAAGCTAAAGTCAATTACATAACAAAAAAAGTAAAACCAGTAGGCTTCAAAGATAAGGCTATTGCAGCAACTAAAAAAGTTTTTAAGGAAAACATTAATTTAAGTCGTGGACCTGGAATTAAAAAAACTGATAGTTTATCATCTTTAGGCAAAGATGCATTCGGTCTAGGAGACATGGACGGAGCTAAAGCAGGAAAAATGATAAAAGCTAGAGGTGGAAAGTTAGTAAATTTAAAACCTACAAAACTTTATTAATCTATGGCTGAAGTAGATAAAACAAATGAGCTTCCTGAAGAAGAAGTTGAGGAAAGTGAAGTTGATGTAGAGATTGAGGGTGAGGAACAAGTTCCTGAAGAACAACAACCTGAAGAAGATTTTTATAGAAACTTAGCTGAAGAGATGGACGATCGTGTTCTTGGTCGTATGTCGTCACAACTTATTTCTGACTACAAAAGGGATAAAGTTTCAAGGGGGGATTGGGAACAAGCTTACACCCAAGGTTTAGACTTACTTGGTTTCAAGTATGTAAATAATACTAGACCGTTTCAAGGTGCAAGTGGTGTTACCCATCCGCTCTTATCAGAAGCTGTTACACAATTTCAAGCACAGGCTTATAAAGAATTATTACCAAGTGATGGTCCTGTAAGAACATCTATTATCGGTGCGGACACTCCAGAGGTAACTCAACAAGCTGAAAGAGTTCAAAACTTTATGAACTATATGTTGATGGAAGAAATGGAAGAGTACACACCAGACACAGACCAATTATTATTTTATTTACCACTAGCAGGATCTGCTTTTAAAAAAATTTATTATGATGAAATCAAACAAAGAGCTGTGGCTAAATTTGTTCCAGCAGAAGATTTAATTGTTCCTTACTATGCAACAGATTTAAAAGATTGTGAACGTATAACTCATTTAGTTAAGATGTCAGAGAACGATGTTCTTAAACAGCAAAAAGCAGGATTCTATTTAGATGTAGAACTTACACCTAAGCAACCTGAAAAAAGTCCAATACAAGATAAATTGAATGAACTTGAAGGGGTAAAACCTGCTGGAGAAAAAGAATATCAATATAATATCCTAGAGATGCATGTTGATTGTAATTTAGATGAATTTGAAGCAGAGACTTCAGAAAAAAAAGTTAAAAAACCGTATATAGTTTCTATTGATGAGGGTTCAGGAAAAATTTTATCTATTTATAGAAACTATAATCAAGACGATGACACAGAATCTAGAAAAGAATATTTTGTACATTACAAATTTTTACCTGGTTTAGGTTTTTACGGCTTCGGTTTAATACATATGATCGGTGGATTATCAAGATCTGCTACTCAAGCATTAAGACAATTGCTTGATGCAGGGACTTTAGCCAACTTACCTGCTGGATTTAAGTCTAGAGGCATAAGAATTAGAGATGATGACCAACCTTTTCAACCTGGAGAGTTCAGAGATGTTGATGCACCAGGTGGAAATATTAAAGATCAGTTTCAAATTTTACCTTTTAAAGAGCCAAGTGGTACTTTATTTCAACTTTTAGGCTTTGTTGTACAAGCAGGACAGCGTTTTGCATCAATTGCAGACATGCAAATGGGTGAAGATGCACAAAATAGAGCTGTTGGAACTACAATTGCTCTCTTGGAGCGTGGTTCAAGGGTCATGAGTGCTATTCACAAGCGTTGTTACTATGCAATGAGACAAGAATTTCGACTTTTAGCAAAAGTTTTTGCTGATTACTTACCTCCTGTGTACCCATATGCTGTTACAAACGCAGATAGGTTTGTAAAATTACAAGATTTTGACGATAGAGTTGATGTTATACCTGTTGCAGACCCAAATATCTTCTCAATGTCACAAAGAGTGACTTTAGCAAACGAAAATTTAAAGATTGCAGCATCAAATCCACAAATGCACAACTTACGAGAGGCTTACAGACGAGTTTATGAAGCTTTAGGTACAAAAAACATTGATGCTATACTAAAACCTACACCACCTGTAGTTCCAGAAGATCCAGCAACTGAAAATGCTAAAGCATTGCAGATGCAAATGCTAAAAGCTTTCCCTGAACAAGATCATCAAGCACATATTATGGCTCACAGAGCATTTATGGCTACAAGAATGGTTCAAATTAATCCAATGGTCTATGCTCTGATGCAAGGACATATTTCTGATCACATTGCCTTACAGGCTCATGGTGAAATAGGTGATATGGTTGAGAATACACCTGAATTAGCACAACAAGCACAGACTGATCCGAAAGGTTTTAAAGTTTTATTTGATAGTATGGTTGCAAAAAGAGTTGCAGAGATAACAATGCAGCTTGCACAAGAAGAATCTATGACACAAAAAGGTGATCCATTAATTCAATTAAAACAAAGAGAACTTGATTTAAGAGCTATGGATCTACAAAGAAAAGCTCAAGAAAATATGGTAGATCAAGAAAGAAAAGGTATGGAGTTCGAAGAAAGATTAGACTTTGATAAAATGAAATTAGAATCTGCAGAGGATCAAGCAGGAGAAAGAATTAGAATTGCAGAAGAAAAAATAGATATTGCAAAGGATAAACAAAATGCCACAAAACAACAAAAATAAAGTTAAAATTTTAAAAGCTAAAGGTGGTGCTGATGCATCAAAAGCTGATTTTGGTACAGGTGTATCTGCAAGAGATGCAAATATGGGTATGGCAGGTAAAACAGGAAAACCTGACCCAAGTTTAAGAAGTAACACAGGTGTGTCTTCTAATAACACTTCACCTAATGTTACTACTTCAAATCAAACATCTGGACTTAGAATAAATCCAGTTACTATTGCAGGTAATTTTATAAGACCTGGTTTAGGTTACGCATTGGATATTGGTAAAAAATTACAAAAAACAACAAGACAAAAAACTGCCAAGGGCGAAACATTGTTTGGTAACACAATGCCAGGTAATAAAGGAATGCCTATTACAAGAGATTTTTACAGAGCAACAGGAAAACCTTTAGATGTTACAAGTCCTGTTGGAACTCAATATATGAAAGATGCAGGATTTTTAAAAGGATTTAAACCACCTGTTGGGGGAGGAAAAGGTTCGCAACAACTTTGTCCTGATGGAACTGTGCCTCCATGTAAATTACCAACTACACAAATTAAAAAACCTGTAACGACTAAAAATCCATTTTTAAGTGGCTTTCAAGCTTATGACGATGGTGGTGAAGTTGTGATATCATCTAATGTAGATAAAAGTTTATTATGATCGGTTTGTTTTTTCTTGGAACATTCGTATCAATAATTATTTTGTACATATTAATTGAGGTAAGAAAATATGATAGGTAAAAAATTTGGACCACCACCTAAAAAAGGGCCAAACCCTAATGTGCCACCAGTTAAATTTGGTGAAGGCGGAATGAAATGTCCTCATAGAGATGTTACAGATAAAAATACTTATCCTGGTAACAATAGTATTCAAGTAAAAGGTTTTAAGTTTATAGGAGTAAGATGATTTTTAAAAAAATAGCTAGATGGATTTGGTGTTTATTTTTTCCACCAATTATTTATAAACAAAAAATAATTGTTAGAGATCCATGTTGGAAACATGAAAAATTTAAAAAAGGTTGTGAACTTTGCAGGAATTTAAATGACGCTTAAATATATTGGAAGTACGATTGCAAAAAAAGTTCTAAAAAATAGACCTGAACTTCATAAAAAATTTGATGATATTATGAAAAATGAAGTAGATGTTACTGCATCTACTAATTCACAAACACAACAAGCTTTAAGTATTTTAAGACAATCTAAAGAGTATAAAAAACTTACTTCTGGACTAGATAATTTAGGTAAAAAGAGTTTAGGTGGAGAGATAGTCGTAGAAAAGGGTGGCGATTATATAAAAGACTTGTTATAAGTCTTTGTGTTTAAATTTTTATCAGACAAGGAAAAATTAATTTTTTTAGCAGGTATATTTGAAGGTGAAGGAACCTTTGGTTATTTCAAAGGTGGAAAATATCGAGACGGTAGAACAAGAAGAAAGATTGAAGTATCTGTAGAAATGACTGATCGAGATGTAGTTAATTTATTTCATAATTTCTTTAAATTTGGTAATGTATTTACAAGAACCTTTGATAATCATTATAAAACTACTTATAGATGGAAAGCTGTTGGGCTAGAGGGTTTAAAAATTCTTCATTTAATGATACCTTATTTATGTAAACGAAGACAGGAACAATATTATGGCATGGTTCAACTTATTAGGGATGGCAGTAAAAACGGGAGCGCATATTTACTCCAACCGACAAAAAACAAAACAAGCAATGTCGGATGCTCAACTAATGCATGCACAAAAGATGGCAGCAGGTGAGGAGGCTTACCAGGGCAAACTATTAGAGGCTCGTCAAAACGACTATAAGGACGAATTTATTTTAATTATTCTCTCAGCCCCCGTATTGGTGCTGGCTTGGGCAGTCCTGAGTGATGACCCGACTGCGATGGACAAGGTAAAACTTTTCTTCGAATACTTCTCGCAGCTTCCGAGCTGGTTCACAAACCTTTGGATCCTCGTCGTGGCGAGCGTTTATGGGATAAAGGGCACTCAAATCTTCAAGGGTAAGAAGTAGTTGATTTAAATAACAGATTAGTTATAAGTAGTTCATGATAAGTGGAGATAGTTATGAATATGAATTACTTGAAAGATGGACTAAAGGATTTGATTGCCAAGGTTATAAATCATGTGAGATTGGAGTTAATAAGGGATATGGGTCTAAAGTTATTATGGACAATCTCATTAATAATTATATCCATGTGGGTGTTGATCCTTATGGTAACTTAGAATATCAACATTTTGATAAACAAAAAGATTATCAATGGAAAGGTTATGAAAGAGGGGTAGCTCCTACTTACTCTGATGAAATTAGAGATCATATGTTAAATGATCTTAAGCCTTACAGAAATCAAGGTAAGTTTACTTTGTGTAATATGACTGATGTAGATTTTATGACTATATCAAAACATAAAGATTCTAAATTTGCTTTTGTATTTTTTGATGGTCCCCACATGACCAAAGATGTAATTAATGAGGCCGTTTGGTTTGCACAAAGGACAGCACCTACTACAAGATTTGTTTTCGACGATTATCCATTATACGATATGAATTTAATAGCCAATATTATGAAATATTATGGTTTTAAAGGATTAGAAAAGGGCAAAAATAAAGTTTGTTTAGAAAAAAATGAATCTTGATTTAGATACACTTCAATCAATAAGACATTACATAAAAAAACAGATAGACCAAGTCAAGGAGGATTTGGTGTACCATGTAGACACAATCGATAAACTCCAGTATTCTAGAGGGAAACTCAATGCTCTAGAAGCGTTGCTACAGGATCTAAAAGACCTGCAGAAAAATGAGGAGAATATCGATGACGATAGTAACACCTGACACAGGTTTAGTTGGTGTCAAAACAAAAAACGGTGAGGCTGCACCTGATTCAAAAGAACAAGCCATACCTACGGATCCAGAGGGTATTAAAAAATATCTCGAAGTAATACCAAAACCAGTTGGTTATAGACTTTTAGTTAGACCTTACGCAGGTCCAAAAAAAACTAAAGGTGGAATTATTCTTACTGATTCATCAAGTGAAACTATTCAAATGACAACCGTTGTAGGTTTAGTCGTTGAAATGGGTGATCTTTGTTATGCAGATAAGGATAAGTTTCCAAAAGGTCCTTGGTGCAAAAAGGGTCAATTCGTAATCTACGGTAGATACGCAGGTTCGAGATTTAAAACAAAATATGGTGAACACCGTATTTT